CATTATTCTAATTGGAGATACGCTGTTCGTAAATCAGGAAAAGCAACGCCAACCGCAGCAGCTCCAGAAGCTGGAAAGCAAGGCACAGCCGCTCATCCAATAGTGTTAAAATAAGGACAACTATGCCAGTATACCAATACGAAGGTGTTCACTATGACCTTCCAGACGGCTTATCAAACGAACAAGCTATTGCAAAGATTCAGTCCTATATAGGCGTACAAGCACAACCTGCTCGTCCACGACAGACGGAATATACAGCGGAGCAAATGGCTCCATCTAGTCCAGAAGATGTTGGATTTAGCGGAGAAGCGCCTTCGGAAAGAGAAAAGGCAATAGGTCGTACATTGCTTGGTGTTGGTAAAGGTATTGTCAACCCAGCACTAGCTGTTGGTCAGTTTGTTGCGCCGGAGCGTACACAAGACTTACTAACTCGATATAAAGAAGCTCGTAAAGAACTAGGCGGAGAAGGACTGGATGTTGGTGAAATTGTTGGAACAATTGTAAACCCACTTAATCGTTTGTTACCCGCTGCTACTGCTGTTACAAGAACAGGTAGAGCTGCTCAATATGCTGGACAAGGTGCTGTACTAGGGGCTTTAACGCCAGCAGAAGATGCAAAGAACCTATTATCAGAGAAGATTAATCAAATTGGCGCTGGTGCTGTTCTTGGTGGTTTATTAAGCTCTGGTATTGACTTAGGCAAAGGTGTCTATAATATTGCTAAAGAGTTTGCAAAACCACTAACAACAACTGGTCAGAAAGCAATTTTACAGGAAAGATTGCAAGAACTAGCAAGTAAAGAACCTGAGAAGATTATTGCAGCATTACGCAATGCTCCTGAAGTTGTTCCCGGCTCTAAACCCACAGCCGCTGAAGCCTTAGCCGACATTCCAGCAGCAACAGGATTAGCTGCTTATCAGAAAAGCCTTGAAGCCATTCCACAAAAAGGCATTTCAGCAGACTTTGCTGTTCGTGATGTCGCTCAACAAACAGCCCGAAAGCAAGTACTACAGAAAACAGGCGGTACAGAAGACGACATTATTGAGGCAATTGCTGAAAGAACTAGAGTAACTGCACCATTAAGAGAAGCTGCTTTAGGTCAAGCAAATATTGCCGGTGAATTAGCGCCTCGTTTAGAGCAAGAAATTGCTAACAAGTTTAAGAGTAAAGCTGGTGCATTACAGGTTGGCGGTAAGCTAGAAACAGAAGCAATGCAGCAACAACAACTATCACGGGAATTCTTCCCTGTGCCGGGCTATCCTCGTGTGTCTCCTGAGTATAGTCAAAACTTTAATCGCATTGTTGAAAACCTACAAGGTGCTACAACATCTAAAAACATCGCAGCACAGCGTCAAGCAGAAGCGGAGTTTAAGAAATTTCAATTACAGAGTTTAGCTGATGAAGGATTTTATCCTTTACGAGTACAGCCTATTATTAACAACATTGATACTATCTTATCTAAACCGGGTGAAAGAGCATCGGATGTAGTTACAAATGTATTTGGTTCATTAAAAGAGAAACTTACTCGATTGAGCAATCCAGCAACTGGTGTTATTGATTCAAGAGACCTTTATACAATCCGTAAAGAGATTGGTAATGATATTAAGAAGTTTTCACAGGAATCACAGAACTGGGACGCTAAATTAACTAGCGGATTAGAGAAGAATGTTAAAAGCTATATTGATAATGCAATTGAAAAAGCGGGAAACAGCGGAGATTGGCAGAAATACTTAGATACATTCCAGCAAGCGTCTACAAAGATTAATCAAATGCAGATTGCTCAAGCACTTGAGAAACAACTAGGAACTCCGTTAGGTAATAAAGAAAGAGCAGCATCGTTTGCAGCCGCAGTAGAGAATGCCTCATCTATTATTAAGCGTTCTACTGGGCAGAATCGTTTCCAGAAACTAGATGAAGTTCTAACCACAAAGCAAATCAGCGATATTAATAAAGTACTTGTTGATGTACAGCGTAAAGCAAAAGCAGAAGACTTGGCTGGTATGTCACGGGTTGCTGGTCAGGCTACTCCAGAAATACCTCAGCTTTTAAACAGATACGCAACGATAACAAATGCTGGATTGAAACTACTGAAGAAAGATGTGACTGACGATATTAACCGTTACGCTGCTGATTTAGTCCTAAACCCACCAAAGTTGGCTGCATTTATTGAAGGTATTCCAACTAATAAGATGCAGAGCATTGTATCAGCGCTTATGTCTAGACTTACTCCAGAAACAAGAGATGCGTTTAGCCGAGCTATTATTATCCGTCCTGCGGTTGTTCAAAGCCAACAAGAATAAGAACATGAGCCATGTCCGACCAATTTGGTTTTATCGAAGGAGCAAAATCCGTAACAGGTAGCATGGATGCTAGTCGTGAGGCTAGTAAGTCCATTACCAAGAGCATTACCGATGTACAGAAGGACGCTGGAGCAGTAGCACAGCAGAAAGACTTAGAGCGTAGACGGCAAATACGGGAATCACAGGTCTTTAAAGAGCAGTACTTCAAGAGAGCCATGATGGAATGGCAACACCAAGAATCCATCCGTGTCGAGGAAGCTAAAGTCAAGGCTGATTTCATTAAGAAGCACGGTGCTAAACGCTGGTCTGAGATTGAATCCATTAAACAAAAGATAGAGAAACAAGATAATGAACTTACTAAAGAGTTTCAACATGATTTGGCAAAGGTTCGTAGAGCAATGTTCATGTGCTATGCGGTGGCTGCGGTCATTGCTTGGTATTTAACTTGGGGGTATAAACAATAATGTTACCATTAATGGCGCTATTTGATGTAGGTATGAAGGTCTTGGATAAGTTCATTCCTGACCCTGAAGCAAAGGCTAAAGCTCAGAAAGAGCTACTGCAGATGCAACAAGAAGGCAAACTAGCAGAACTCAATGCCGATAACATAGAGGCGCAGGAGATTAGTAAAAGATGGACTTCTGACATGGCGTCGGACTCTTGGTTATCTAAAAATATCAGACCATTAAGTTTAATAGCCATTTTTACTGGTTATTTTATGTTTGCAATGATGTCTGCTTTTGGATATAATGCTAATGAGTCGTATGTACAATTACTTGGAAATTGGGGAATGTTAGTATTTGGCGCTTATTTTGGTTCACGCAGTTTAGAAAAGATAGCAGAGATAAAAACAAAAGCAAATGATACAAAGTAAACAATGCTCCCATTGTAAACAAGTAAAATTGTTTGAGTGTTTTAGTCCTGACAAAAGAGTACCAAGCGGTTGTCAATCTAAATGTAAAAGCTGTACAGCTGAATATCAAAGATTGAAATACGCTAAAAATCCAGCTCATTTTAAGAAACTTGTAGCAGATAGTGTAAAACGAAACTATAAAAAGAAACTACAACGCAACAATGAATATCGAGCAAAGAATCCAGATAAAGTATCTTCGTGGAAGAAGAAAGACAGGACTGTTAACAAAGTTCGTGTAAATTCTGATAACGCTATGCGTAGAGCTAAAATTACCGGGTTAGTTAATTCTGACATAATGCAGGTGTATGCTTTAAGAGATTTTTATACAGCAATGTCATTGGGGGAAAAGTTTCATGTTGACCATATTGTCCCACTTGTAAAAGGAGGACAGCACCGTGTGGAAAACTTACAAATTATTCCTGCTATTGATAATCTTAGAAAAGGCGCAAGATGAACCTAAGCCCTAATTTTACCTTAGAAGAACTAACCCACTCTGAAGTAGCAGAGCGTAAGAACCTAGATAATACTCCTAACGCTACCGAGATTGCTAATCTAACCCGATTGGCAGCCTTGCTAGAGCAGGTTAGAACCCTATTAGGCAAGCCTATCATGATTAACTCAGGCTTTAGGTCTAAACCAGTCAATGACTCTGTCGGTAGCAAGGACACTAGCCAACATAGGATAGGTTGTGCTGCTGATTTAAGAGTCCCCGGAATGACCCCTAAACAGGTCGTAGAGGCGTGTTTGGCATCGGACATACCCTTTGACCAAATCATCGAAGAATTCGGCTCTTGGACTCATATAAGCGTTCCGAACACTACTTCTGACAAGCCCCGTAGACAAGCCCTAATTATTGACAAGAATGGCACTCGTCCGTTTGCTTAATCAAGTGTAACATTTTGTCGGTATTTATCAACATTTATTGACACTGTGTAATAAAAAAACCCCGCCGAAGCGGGGCTATAAAGATACTACCTAGGGGTTAAATCTCACTTAACTTTATCGGTTCTAATCTCATAAAAGCATCAGAAAAGATTTGAGTTTGTACTTTGTCTATTGTTACCGAAAGGTGAAAAGGATATTTGATTGAATATTCTTCAAATAACTCAGAAAAACCTTTTAAAAAGTAGATGGGTTCAAGAATGTACTCATCACAAGTTAAATGTTCTGCTGACCTAAATGTAACTTTATAGTTTAAAGTTCTTGTTGTCATATCTCACAGCCTCTAGTGTTAATAATATCAATATCATTTTCATCTAGACAATACCATTCTCCGTCATGGTGTTTGTCTTTAAAGTGTTGATGCCAGTATTCTTCCATTTCGCCTTTACCTAGTCCGTAGTACAACAGGACAATCCACTTATTAAATGACTTGCCTATCATGTCCTCGACTTTATACTTAGTCGTGTCGCCCATATTAAATACTACAGCCTTCCGCAGCAGTGCAACTTAACATCTGAGCGCCTTCCACATTATCGTCATACTCTTTGAAGTTCTCCCAGTCTACGGCATTGGGAACTAAGGCTTTTAACTTGTTATAAGTCTCCTCATCACACTCCTCGTAAGGCGCCTGTTTGTAAGTGCCACCATCCATCGGTAGGAAAGACACTCCAGTTACTTCATCAAAGTGGCGATACACCCACGCCCCAACATCCATCCATTCATCTTCACGCACTGAGATGGTAACAGATGGTTTATGTTCACAGTAATGCCGTTGGAACAGTAGCCATAATCGTAAGTGTTGGATAGCAGTCAAATCTTCACGCAATAGTCCACCATCGTCTACCTTTACAGGAAAACTAAAGACAGTAGTAGAGTCTGGTTTCAGATAGCAAGGCTCACCGACAAAGCCAGAGGAGAGCATAAACTGTGTTAGTGGGTCTTTGTTATCAGCCCGAACACGGCGTATGTAATACTTGCTATGTTGAGGATGAATCCCAGAAGCAGTACTGCAAAGCTGAGAAACTGTTCCCTCTGGTTTGATAGCAGTAACCGCCACAGACTGATTAATACCAATAGCTGCAGCAAATTCAATGTTAGTAGTGATAGCAACATCTCTTAGTCTCTCCAATCGAGCAGGTAAGTCTTCATCATCAGGATTGTTCAGTAGTTCATTGTCACAGATACCAGTCATGGAGACACCCAATAGCGCCTCTTCCTTGGTGTTCTTTTCCCAAATCTTACGCAGGTAAGGAAAGTCTGTTAGCGATGCTTGGAATGTACCCAAAATCGTTGCCAAGCGGATTTTATTCTCCAAGGTAGATACAGTATCGTAGCTACGCACAATACAACTGGAAAGATTACAAAACTGATAAGGACGAAGAATGATTTCGCTACAAGGGTTAGTGCCAAAAGCATAGGTTTCGTCTCTGCGACCATTCTTTGCTGCCTGTTTCTGAGATGCTTCACGATTAAATATACCTCGCTCTCCAGAGTGTGATTCATAGATGCTTGACCATTCACGCATAAACTGCCCAATGCTAGGTGTTTCGGTATAGGTGGCAGAGTTATTGGCTAAGGCTCGTTGTCCTTGACCATCCCACCAGTTACCTGCTTTAGCGTGTGCCATCTTGTCGTCTGACAAATCAGACAAGGAAATCATTGCACTCCGTCTGACTCCACCCACAACAACAACTTCCCCGATTTTGCACAGAATATCATGGCACTTAATGGACGACAAACGACGACCAACTGCCCCTCTAAACTTGGCAATAGTGAACTTAAAAAGTTCTTCCAAAGGTCCGGGTCCAGAAGCACGACCTCCGAATACTTTGAGTCTAGCTCCGGCAGGTCTAACTTTGGATAAGTCGTACCTTGGAACTTCACCAGAATACAGTAAAGCAATGAGCTGTCTAAGTGATTTAGCCCATCCTTCTTTAGAATCCGACACCACAATAGTAGTCTGACTAGCAAACAACTGCTCTGGGACTTCAGGTAGTTTAGAAACATATTGTTGCTCCACAGAAAAGCCGACACCGGTACCACAGAGAAGAATGTACATTGCTTCATCAAAGGCTTTAGGGTCATCGATTGGTAAATATGAACAGTTAAATGCTGCTACATTCTGACGCTCTAGCGCTGGTCCTGCTGTCATCACAGCTCTCATAGACGGCACTACTTCAAGATTCACAACAGCAGTTTCTAATTCTTTGCGTAACTCAGGTGGTAGTGTGTAGTTCTGTTTGGTCTTGAGATGCTCTGTCATAAAGTCAAAGTATCGTGCTACTGTTTCACTCCAGTGTTCTCTGCGACCTTTATCGTCAAGATAGCGACTGTATCGTGATTTAGCAATAAAGGTATTGTAGGGACTCATTTTATATTCTGTCATTATTATTTAACTTCCTGTTCTAGTTTATCGGCGTATTCTTCAATTCTATCAGAAAACATTTGGACGATTTCTTCACTACTAATGTCTAACAACTCTAGCAGTGTGATTTCGTCCAATTCTTTAAGACGCTCTTTAATTTCGTGCAGCAGTAATGGCATCTTTCTCTTTCTGAATAAGGTAGTCTAAGTAGTGTCGGGCTTTCTCTAGGTCTTCAACTCCATTCTTAAATTTATAGCGAAGGATATATTTTACCACATTTCCTGCCCAGTAGTCAAGTCCCCATTCTTCAATGATTTCCCAAGGCTGGTGAGCTTTTTTGTAATGGTTTCCACCAACCTGCCTCGCTAAAACATCACCGGAATCTTCCATTCCAGCTTCATATTCGGTTAATACTTCGTAGCCGTAGTGAGCTGGCATTGCTATTGGGTTATTATCCATGATATTTTACCTCTGCTGACTTTTTAATTGACTTCGTTCCTTGCGACCAAGTTCCACAATCACGGCATTGATAGCGTTGATACGCTCCTGTAGTAGATATAGCAGTGCCTCGTCTTTGCAGATTCTCCGAAGCACAGTTAGGGCAATGGTGTCCATCCAAGAAGAGATTGTGATTAGGATGAGACTTAATCCAAGGAAGAAGAGTGCTATACAACGACTCAAGTAAAACGACATCTTGTATATTATATTTCTCCATACGCTTCCAAGCATCTTTATCTCCGTTCATGCACTTGACCCAAAGTTCATGTCCTTCGTGTTCGTGTTTCTTACCGAGTCCTAAACGCTGTGCTACATAGTCCAGCTTGTTACTAGGAAACCTAAAGTTGCTACGAACAACACGCAATAGGTCAATTTGTTTATAAGGCGATGGTGGATTAAAATGATGTAGTAAGAATTCCTTGTTAAGAGTAGGAATATCAAACTTAGTACCATTATAGTGAACCACAGCATCTGCATCGTTGAGAAGCCCATGAATTCCTTTCAGCATTGTCTTGGGTCGTGATTGGTGTACAGAATCAAACAGTACATCCTTTTGTCCTAGCCACTTAGCTGCATAGCATAAGACATAAGAAGACTCCATCAACTGATTGATGCTGACATTCTGTTGCCAAAGACCCCACACATGAGCTGTGTTCGGACTTGACTCAATATCAAGCAAGAGAATTTTCAAGACCATTCCTCGTCATCAAACTTAAGCTCTGACTGTGATGGGTCAATGCTGTACTCTTGCGCTCGTACTGAACCGCCACCATAATCTACAAACCTTAGTTTGTTCTTGACATCATAGCCATAAATACTGCTAAGGAAGTCTGCAAAGTCAAGCATTACCGAAGTCCACTCGGCAGTCTCATCGTGAGACACACTAACTTCAACTGTGCGCTGCTTAGGATAGCCGTAGCCATCGTCTCTGTTGTCATATCCTGACTCAAAACTAAAACGATAAGTATTGTCGTCCATCATATTTCCTTTCTAAGGTCTTGCCATTAAATTAAATAGTACTTCTGCATCGATTACTGCTAAAGGTTTACTTCCGTTCTGCTTGATGATTACAATTGGTTCATAATTTCCATGCGATTTTGCCTGTTCATAATACTTGTACACTGCAACCTTGGCTAATGATTTACATTCAATTGAGGCTGGTATTTCGTCCTTCGCCAACTGAGACATTACTATATCTTCCCCATGGCTGCCCATCGGACAACTGCGTAAATCTAGTTCGCTTAGTTGCGGATACCTTTTTAGCAACTCGCTTACTACCCACTTTTGCAGGTTTCGTCCCTTTGCTTTCGCTGACTGTGGCTTCATTCAATACCTTTCTATCTTTAATCCATGCTTTGGGAATGTGCATCCGGGCGTTGGTTTCGGTGTCCGACCAAGTTGATGCAATGCAGATGGCTTCATCGGTTTCATGGACTAGAAACCCAACAGTAATGCACTGGTGAATCTCTGCTTTTACTTTCTCTTCCCATCCTGAATCAGCGACGGCATCAATCCATGAGATTTGAATTATATCTGGGGGAGTTGCCACAGTTCGTGTTCCTTTCGTTGTAACCACAGTAGTTGTCCATTTTCTAATACACGCTTTTCATCGCCGTCATACGCCTTTAGAACGGCTTTATACAATTCTGTTTCATTGGTGCAGTCCGCTAGTATCTTCTTTGCCTTAACAGGACCAATGCCTTTTAATCCAATAATGTTATCAATCCTATCGCCAGTCAGTATCTGTGTGTAGAAAGCTACCAAGCCTTCAAACTCTGAGACATAATACTTCTGTTGTTTACGATAGTTGTAATGCCAGCCTCTAAACTGGTTTAAATCCTTATCAATATGCACCATGATGGTTTCGTCTTCAGGCACTGCATAAGCAGCAATGCCAACCGCATCATCGGCTTCAATTCCTTTAACGACAGTAAAGCCCCATGATGTGACTAAATGACATCTAAGTGCTTGAAAATGCACAGGTTTCTCTGATATGCGTTGTCCTTTGTAGGGCGCAGTAACGGCTAATTCATCTCGAAAGTTACCTTTACCGGTCAGGAATCCTTTATAGTCTTCACAATCTAAATCCATACACAACTCAACCATTGTCTGCTCAAGTCGTGAAACTGCAATAGACTCCTCTACATCGTTGCTAGAGAAGCCTACTGCATAGATTAACGAATCAGCGTCAATCAGCGCTGTTATCACAGAATGTCATCATCCATGTTTTCGTCAGCATCAACGCCCTCGGCGCTGTACTTGACTAAATCAGTAATAACAATCTTTGCTAATGAAGCCGAGACACCATTCTTGTTCTTCCACTTCCACTCGTAAGGCTTAATGAGTGCAATTGCTTTAGAACCATTGCCAACAGTATCTTTGATTTCATTACCAGCTTTGTCGTACGGCTGGATAGCATAGTTTGACTTCACAGTCAAGAACCAACCTTTCTCAGGTTTGTCCTCACGCTTGCGTGGTGCAAGACCAATAGACTCCAACGCCTGTACAGCGTTGTCCGACAGATTGGCTAAGTCGCATTGAAACTTGCCACTCATCTCATTGACTCGGTCAAAGAAAGCCCATTGAACTTCTGCTTGAATTTTTACTGGTTTCATTTCCATAATACTCTCCTTATCTACAACTGGTTTTAGAAATACTGCAACTGCTATTATACAACAACTTACAACTACTCTATTCCATAATATGAAATAGTTACTGCAATGTCTGTGTTGAGTAATCAATACTAGCCTCTAGTGTGCCATCCTCAATATCAAGTAAAGCATCCTTTAATAATTCGTAGGTCTCTTCAAGGTCAAAAGAAGATTCTAAACTGTAAGTACCATTTTTGTAAGCGGTAACAACAGTCATCCCTATTATGTCTTCTTTATTTTTATCCATTAATGGGTCTCTTTCCAGTTGTTACCTACACGATATTCGCCGCCTAGTGGACAGCGCATCTTTAATACTACACCAGCTTCGGTAATTGATTGTACACCTAGTTTACCGACTTCGTCTGCACGATTCTCTTCCACTTCAACCTGCCATTCATCATGGACATTGGCTACGAACTTATAATCAATCTTTGACTGTCGTAAACGCTTGTTGAATATCACCAGTGCCTGTTTCATTGCTATCGCACCTGCGCCTTGCAATAGCGTGTTGAGCGCTGAATGCTCCGAGCGAACGAGTAACTTGCGTCCGTCCAGACCCGGTAGCCACGCTTTCTGAGAGTAGAGACGAGATACTTTTTCCCGCAACGCTCTAAGCCTCGGCGTGTTGCGTAGAAAACGAGTAATGAGTGCTTGTCCTTCTTTCGATGAACCTCCAACAATTGACCCAATCTTGGCAGCTCCCGCACCATAGAGGAATGCATAGATAAAAGTCTTAGCTTGGTTCCTTGTCTCAAGTCCTGCAGCTTTTTGGTTTGCTGTGTGTATGTCGCCTGATACAACTTCACTAGTATACGCATCGTCTTTCATATAATGAGCCAACATTCGCAACTCTAAACCGCTTGCATCAATGCCAACTAATTTATATCCTTTATTAACTGTCCAAAGTTCTCTGCAGTCTGGTCCATAAGGACTACCACTATTGGGAACTTGTGCCATGTTAGGACTGTGGTGGGTCATACGACCAGTGACTGCGCCGTTAGTAATCACCTGTCCATGCACACGACCATCGGTTTGAATAGCATCAATCCAACTCTCAACCTGTGCTATCCGCTTTTGTAACATCAAGTATTCAGC